GATCGCGGCTCTTGGCGCGCAGCTCGTTCTGGGTGGTGAGCAGTGCTGCAATGGCACCGGGGTTGCCGACCGACCACGCGATGGCACGTCGCCCCGCTCCGATGCCATCGTAAATAGGCGAGCTACCAGATGAGCTTCCAAGCAATCGGCGCTGGATAGTTTTTAACCAGCCCATTACAGACCCTTCGCCGTATTCACGCGGATCTGGCGTGACTTGGGATTGCCGTCTTGCTGAGCCAACGCCGATTCGACTTCAGCGAGTGCGGCTTTGAGATCAGACACCGAGCGGTACTCGATGCTTTTGCCGTCATAGCTGACGCGGTGCTCGCCACTGGCCAATGCTTCGCGCAGGGCTTGGGCGTGTTCTTCTGTATAAGTAGTCATCAAGTCATCCAGCGGCTGCGCACGACTCTGCGTGCAGGTTTTTCGGTTGTAGAAGCCTTGATGCCGCCGCCGAATTTGAGTCGGTAAGCGGTCTCGGCTGTTTCGTTGGTATGGGTTGTCGGTATGTCTGGCGGGGCTGATGTCGGCCTGCCGCCCAGTTGTTTTTCTAATTCGCGCCAATGCCGTTCTTCGAAGCGATCAAGTCCGGCAGCCGCTGCCGCCGCTCTGGCGTACACATAGCAGTCCAGCGCCTCATTCCTCTCACGCATCTTTTGCCACTCGCGCTGGGCAAAACCATTACGGTCGCGCCGCGTGATCAACTGCTCTGCGCAGAGTTGCTGCAAAAATTCGCTATCGACCTTGGGCAAATGCACAAAGCCGGTCGGATACAAAGGCGTGGTGCCGTCGCTTTCGACATCGGATCCCTTGCGCAGGTTGTTGTACAACTCCAGCTTGGCAATCGAGCCCACCACGGTGAACACCTTCACGCCTCGGCGCAGGCGTTTGCCATTGACCGTGGCATCCACCGCTGTCGGTGTACCCACCAGCGCAGCACCCCGGGCCACGCCCTTGATGGCCATCAGCCTGGGGTCGCGGCAGGATCGCACAAAGGCATAAGCCTCCTGGGTGGCGTAGCCCGTATCCAGGGCAAGTCGCACCAAAGGTACCAGTGCGCCAGATGCGTGCGTCCAGGACTCACCCAGCAGACTGGCTAGAGCAGTCCAAACGTCGGCGCGTGCCGTGTCGCCCATGATCACCCTGTGCTCCACCAACCAGGATTCCTTGCCGCGCCCAAACGCCCAGATGGAAACTTCGATGCGATCTTTCTGCACGTCAGCACCGCCCACCAGCAGCATTGCACCCATGGGAATAGTGCCAACGGCGAAATCTTCCCGGCGCTCCAGCAATCGCTGCCAGTCCGGTGCCTCGCCTTCTTCGACCCAGGTTTCACCCAATTCGGTGTTCTTGAAAGTCTTGATGGCCCCGGTGGAGCCCGTCTCTTTGCTAATCGCACTTTCCCACGCAGCAGCGATCTCTTTCCAACTGCGCCAACCGACCGGGCTGTACAGGCTTGACAGATGGAATCCCACGGTTTTGCCCGTGTTCTGCGGCGCTGTCGCCTGCCACCGGCCGTTTTCTAGCATCCAGCTTTTATGGTGCTCAGGGATGGGCTGCTCACAGGATTCACAGACATAGTGCCGTCTCAGGTTTCGAGCCCTGTGGCCCACGCTGCCAGCGTAACTGCTCGAACCGCAGCCACTGGCGGTGGTTGCAATGCGGACACGGTACGAAGTAACGACGCTGATCCGATGCTTCGTACTCGCGCTCAATCGCCGACACACCCGAGATCGTTGGGGTCGACACAATGAATATCTTGCGCCGGGAGAAGGTTCGCGTTCTGGCTTCGGCCAGCGAGATCGCATCGCCTTCGCCGTCAACATCCAGCGGGTAGCCGTCAACCTCATCCAAAAACAGGTAGCGAACCGGCATCGAACGCAAGCCCACTGCAGAATTGGCTCCGGTCATCACCAGCACGCCACCCCTGAATTCTTTGGCCAGGATGGTGTTGCCCGCGTCCCGACTGCGTGCCGGTGCGATCAGTTCGGCCAGCACCGGTGACTCTTCGATCAGCGGGTCAATGCGCTGCTTGGAATTGCGTTTGGCCATGTCCACTGTGGGCGACACTGCCATCATGGGGCCCGGTGCGTGGTGGATGACGTAGCCTATCCAGTTGTTGCCCATTTCCGTGGCCCCAAGCTGCGCCGCCTTCATGAACACCACCCGTTCCACCGGCGAGGCAGGAGACAAGCAGTCCATGATGTCTTTGAGGTAGGGCGTGCGGCTGGTGCGCCAGCGACCCGGTTCTGCCGACGCTTTAGAGGACAGCATGCGGTGCCGGTCTGACCACTCTGATACCGACAACAGCGGGTCGGGCGTCAGGCCTTCGCGCCAGGCGCGGTCAATCTCAACGGCACCTTCGTAATGATCAGTCGTACTTGATTGCATTTCAGTCCACTCGTGGTCGCAGGTCGCCGAGCTCCTGCAGGTGATCCCGTACAGCGTTCTCTAGTGCGACATGCATCGGATGAGGCTCGATGCCTAACTTGACCGCCATCTCCGCCGATACGCGTGCGGGCCAGTTCAGCCATGCATCACGCTCGCTCCTCGCCAACTTGAATACGTGGGCGATGGCCTGTGGTCGATCAACCAGTTCGCCTTTGAGCCTGGCCAGGCGCACCTTGTTGGTTTGCGCCTTGACTACTTCATTGACCGTGCGCGCCTGCAAGAGCGATGTACCACCGCCACCTGAACTGCTGCTGCCTTGACTTGCTGACGCGCCAGCACCACTCGAATCGTCTGACGCTTTGGTGGCTGCGCCACTACTTTGTGCATCGCTGTGCGGGATGTTGACCGTCGTGGCACGCTGCTTTGTTCCCTGCTTGGGTGAGTCGGTATTGCGTGCCCACTCCAGGTCGGCCCGGGCTGCGTCGACAGTGCCATCAGGCTCGGGCGTAACTCGTCCGCTTCGGATGGCCTTATGGACGGCGGTGTCTGTGACCCCGCGATGACGGGCGTAGGCGCGAATCGATAGTCCCATTGGGTTGGCGTGTGGTCTTCATGAAAGATGCGGCTTTGCGTCGGTGGCATCAGGCAGAGATGAAAGTTTGCATGTCTGGGTTGATTGAACCTTCGGTAAATTGGCCGGAAGTTGGGGTGTGGGTTTGAAGCAAATAAAGATTCAAAAAATGTTCGCAATTGACTTGGCTTCTCAAGCAAACAGCGCGTTACTAGAGGCATCGCAACCAACACAGAAAAGGACAACCTCATGACCACCATCGACAGCATCCTCGCCCAGATCGCCCGCCGCCACCTCAGCATCGAAACCCTGGAGACCCGCAACGCAGACGGGCTGGACTTTTATGACACCGCCGTCTGGTGTGTGCGTGACGCATTGGAAGCTGCATTTAAAGCAGGCGTTGAACTGGGCGCATCCATGCCCAAGCCGACAGAGTCAGAGATTGCCAACACATAAGCAAACACCGCAAGCCAAGCAAAAACTGCTTGGCTTGTCCTGCAAACAGCGCGTTCATTGCATCACCCCAACCACCAACCCAAGGAAAAATCATGACCACTATCCAACTCACCGCAACCCAAACCCAAGTCCTGCAACATGCGCTGGATCACAACGACGGGCGCATCGACTGGTTCCCCGAGAGCGTCAAGGGCGGCGCGCGCAAGAAGGTACTCGACGGCCTGTTCAATCGCGCACTGATCACCCCGTCGGGCGACGACTGGGTAGTCGCTGCCGAAGGCTACGACGCCCTTGGCTGCGCCCGGCCAGGTGCTGCGCCTGTCACACCAATCCCTGACATCGAGGCCGACGTGGCCGCAGCCGAGGCCTCCTGGGCGCACCCGCAAGAGGTCGAACCCGCAACGGTGGCAACAGCAGTGACTGTGGTGGCCACAGAGCAGAAGACCCGCACCCGCGAGCACAGCAAGCAGGCCACCGTGATCAGCATGCTCAAACGCCCCGAGGGCGCAACCATTGCGCAGATCTGCGAGGCAACCAGCTGGCAAGCACACACCGTGCGCGGCACCTTTGCCGGAGCGTTCAAAAAGAAACTGGGGCTCAACATCACCTCAGACAAAATCCAGGGTGGAACGCGCACCTACCGGGTTGCATGACAAAAAAAGATTCAAGAAAGAAGCCAAAAATGCTTGGCTTCTGATTGGAACAGCGCGTTCATAGAGGTGTCGCGATTGACGACGCATTTACAAGGAAAAAATATGACCCACATGACCATCACCGTTGAACGCACACCACGCACCCTTGAGTTACCCGACGGTGCCATCGAAGTGATCGAACTCGGAGTGCTGCTCCCCTTTGCCCGCAAGCCTGCCGATTTGAATGAAGTGGGAGGCTACGGACAACAAAAAGTATTTATCATCGAAACCCGGGAGATGAGCCCTGCCGAGTTTGACGGTTTCGCCGCCACACTTCTCAAGTCGCGCGACTGGCTCAAGGGCAAAGGCGGCGGCGCATATGGCGGCTACCTCTGCGTCGAGATCAGCGCACCGGGTCGCCCCTACCTCTACATCAACCCCGAAGGTAGCGACTACGCCCGTTACGTGGCTAGACTGGGCTGATAAAAAAGATTGGAAAGAAGCCAGGAAATGCTTGGCTTCCCTCTCAAACAGCGCGTTACTACGGGTGTCGAAACAACCAACCAATCGGAGTCCAATCATGAACCAAGTGACCATCAAACGCGTCAGCACCCAAGAAGAACTGATCTCCCAACGCACCATTGGCTACCAAATTTTTGTCAACGAAGAGTACTTGCTCACCTGTACGGATGTGATCGATGCGACGGACTTCAGGGCCAAACTCGAACAGCAACCGCAGGACTGGGTCAAGATTGGCTAATGCCACAGATTGAGAGCCCAAAATAAATTCAAAATTATTTCCGAATTGACTTGGCTTCTCAAGCAAACAGCGCGTTACTACAAGCATCGCAACAAACCAAACGGAGATTGACATGACCAACGCAACACAGACCCTTGCCACCCAAAATGAATCGTGGGGCCTGTGGGGCACCATGCAAGAACAGGCTGAGGCAGCCTGGCCCCTGGCGATGACAGCAGTCGCAGATGCCACCCAATGCAATCCCGAGCAAGTCAGAGCCTTCCTGGACAGCCGCCATGGCCGCCACTTTGCAGACGATGTCAACAACGCACTGTTTTTGGGTGCCAATCTGCAAGACGCCATCAAACAGGCCACGCAACGCTGTATGGGCTGGACCATCAGCCGCCAAACCAGCAAGGAATACGGCATCCCCAAGGGCCTGCCCTACCTTACAGGGTTTGTGATTCACTGCGACATTTGCGAAGAACTCGCAGCCTGAATTGTCCGCAGTGTCTCAAACACCCTGCGCAAGAAGTAACTGCGCACCAGCGACGCGCCGGTGAACACCAGACCCATCATCAAGTTCTGGTTCAGGCTGGCATGCAAGCCAAACAGCGGAAACACCAGCATCTGCGTGACCACGGCCACGCCGTAGCCAACCACCACGTTGGCAATCGACTCCACCAACGACATCCAGCGGGACTGTTTCAAGATGCAGTCGCCACGGCGTGGGGCTCTGCCGCCAGAGTTGCTCCGGCACAGTCGTCGAATAATTTTCCATCAGACTCACGGGTGGCTTGTTTGCCAGTCCAGTCCTGCCAGCGACGAACAATAACGTCCACGTACTTCGGATCAAGTTCAATCATGCGGGCCAGACGCTGAGTTTTCTCGGCAGCGATCACGGTGGTGCCAGAGCCGCCAAAGGGATCCATCACCGTGTCCCCAGGCTTGCTGGAGTTGCGAATGGCGCGCTCCACCAGTTCCACTGGCTTCATGGTCGGGTGCAAATCGTTCTTGTGGGGCTTCTTGATCTGCCAGACATCACTCTGGTCGCGGTCACCACACCAGTGGTGTTTGCCACCCTCGGCCCAACCGTACAGAATCGGTTCGTACTGGCGTTGGTAGTCAGAGCGCCCCATGGTGAAGGTGTTCTTGGCCCAGATGATAAAAGTTGACCACTTGCCACCGGCATCCCGAAATGCTTTTTGCAGCACGTCAAGTTCGCTCGACGACATGGAAATGTAGATGGCACCCTCGCAGCGCGCCACCGTCGGTATCAGCGCCGCCAGCAGAAAGTCGTAAAACCCGGTGCCCAGGTTGTCGTTGAGGATCGGGCGATCTATGCCACGCATCTTGTCTTTGGCGCTGTTGGCGTAATCGACGTTGTAGGGCGGGTCCATGAAGACCATGTTGACGTTTTCTTCTCCAAGCAACTGTGCGTAGCACTGCGCATCGGTCGAGTCACCGCAGAGCACGCGGTGGCCACCAAGCAGCCACACGTCGCCAGGGCGCGAGATGGCGGCACCCAGCACCTCGGGTGCCATGTCGTCATCCGTTTGGCCTGACGCGCCACCTTCCTCACCCTCGAACAGATCGGCCAGTGCGTCCACGTCAAAGCCGGTGAGCGACAAATCGAAATCGTCATCGCGCAGAGCATCGAGTTCCACCCGCAACATGGCTTCGTCCCAACCGGCGTTCTCAGCAATTCGGTTGTCGGCAATGACCAGGGCCCGGCGCTGGGTTGGCGTGAGGTAATCGAGCACGATGACAGGAACGACATCTAACCCAAGTTTGCGGGCAGCAGCCAGCCGTCCATGACCAGCGACGATGACGGCTTCCTTGTCAACCAGAATTGGATTGGTGAAACCAAACTCCACCATGCTGGCAGCGATCTGAGCAATTTGCGCCTCAGAGTGCGTGCGCGGATTACGGGCATAGGGTAATAGCCGATTCAGCGGCCAGCGCTCGATGTGGGTTGCCAGCATAGGGTCAGACATGGCGCAGCCCTTCGCGATAGAGGGTGCGACCTGCCACCAGCGTTGCCGTCAGCAACTTGGTCGAGTCGCCAGGCTGCGCCAAGCTCAAGTGCGCCCAGCGCCCATACTCATGAATAATTTCTGCGCAAGGCAGCTTGAGCCGCTTGACCGCCTCGCAGACTGCCAGCGCCGCCATGCCTGGCAGCACGATGTCGGCAGCACGCCCTTGCATGTGCAAGCTATGCAGACTGCCACCTACGGCG